CCTGTACGAAGTCTGCTATCTCTATCAAGCTGTGGATAAATTTTATCAAGATATGTACTCTTAATTTTAACTTTCTGTCTTATATCAAGTACTAGTTGTGGTACTTCGTGCTTTTCGGCTAACTCTTTTAGCACTTCCGCATCAGTACTGTCCGCACCCGTGCCGGTCTTCTTACCTGTCGGCTCTAGTCCGAGGTAATCAAAGAGTAAAGATCTCAACTGCATTGTACTGTTAGGATTAAAGTCTTTACCTGTAATCTGTTCAAACTTCTTAATTTCAGGATAAGTATATAATGTAGTTATAGCTTCATCAATATGTTCCTGCATAAGTACTGAAGATTTCTCTAGCCTTCCTTTATCGAAGGGTACGCCTGTATCTTGTATATCTGTAAGAAATCGGCAACCCGGTATGAGTATGTCTCTATATACTCCATACAATCTTGTGTTAGTAAGTAGTGGCTTCTCAAACTTTTGGAAGAGAAGAAAAGTACATACTGCATCAAGAGCTGCGTAGTCTTTCATAATTTCAAAAGGAATCATGTCCCAAGTGAACTGATTCTTAAGTATTCCATTTCTACGACAGTAGTCTGCCATCCAATCATACATTGGTTTCTCATAGTCTCCATAAGGAGTGTACTTGAGAGATAATTGTTTTAGGCCGTGAGTGCCTGGATTTTCATCTAACATATAGTGTAGTAACATAGTGTCTTCAAATTTTGGAAACTTAAAGTTAAAGTGATACTCAAAAAACGCCAAGTCAAACTTAGCATTGTGAAATACAACTCTCTTCTTGTTAAATAGTTTCTGCAATAATTCTTCTACTTCTTCGTCTACACATTCTGTGTCAATGTAAGCACCGTGATCTGGCTCATATGAAATACTCATACCAAGTATATGCCCATCTCTTGGGTATAGTCCTGTTGTCTCAGAGTCAAGTGCGATAAAATCATAAGGAGCTTCTAAAGCATCATTTAGAAACTTTATGAACTCCTGTGTATCTGTTATACCATATGCTTTGTCAGAACCAAGTTTCATAACTTTTAGTTCTCCTTTTACATACTTGGTTATGTTAGTTACTGAATCTTCCCAAGTCTTTTTAGCTTCAGGTTTGAAAGCTAACATAGCTGGGTTTATTACTGGTAGAAATTTATCGTCTATAACTCTACCACTGTATTCTGTTACTGAGCTTTGTTTTGTAAAGTATTTCAAACACTCTGAACCAACAAGTATTAACCAGTCATAGTCATCAACATTTATATCAATGTCACAGTCTTTCTTTAGTACTTTCTTTATTGTTGGGTCAGAACATAGTTGAAATTGTTCAAAATCAAATTGATTTTCAAATAATCTTACATAGTCGTTACGACTAGGCTTGCTCTCTATTAATGCTATTTTAGCCATATAATTGTTCCTTTAATTGTTTTACTTTGTTTTTTGGTAATGCCCCTGCATCCCCTAGTTCTCTTGGTAGTGTAATGTTTTTATGTAGTATCTCTGCTATTTCACACATCTCAATCACTCGATGTGCGGCATCTTGCCCTGCGTCATCAGGGTCAAATAGTAAATCTATACCCGATACTCCACTCATTTTTAATAATTTTAATTTTTCTACGTCTATGTTTCTTGTACCAAAACAACAAACAGCGTTCTCCAACCCCTTATCGTGTAGATTTAGTACATCAAATATACCCTCTACTAATATAACTCTTCCTTTTATGGGGCGGACTCGAGCAGGAAACAGCGGTAACACAGCTTTTGGGGGATGTATTATATATTTTACTATATCTGTAGGTGATTGACTCCTACAATTAAATGCTACTATTTTTCCTGTCAAGTCCTTAATCGGAAAGGAGAGTCTACCTGTGAACGGTTTGTCTGGATGCACGAAGCAGTCAAACCTTTTATAAGTTTCAGGTGAGATTTCTCTCCAGTTGCCTACGTATGGCATAAAGTTCTTGGGCATCTTCAAACCTATGGAAGATGACCTTACTTCTTCTATTTTTCTTCTAATCTTCTCTCTACGTATATCTAGAGGATTAGAAGGTGCATCGAAATGAACAAAGATGTTTCCTTTGTACCCACAAGAAAAACAGTTATATACTCCTGTTATTCTGTCAATTCTCATACTAGGGTTTCCATCATCATGTTCAGGATTTAAACACGAAACAATGCAGTCCGCGGGGGATAGTTTATAAGTTATACTTCTTTCTTGTAATAGTTCTTCAACTGTCATTTTCTTTTTTTCCGCAATAAACACACGAACTTCCTATAAGCGTATATACTAGTCGTTCTTTGACTTCGCATACGTGACTCCAGAATGTTTCGTATATTTTTTTCATCTATCCCTAATCCATTTATCATCTTGATACTGAGTTCTCATTTCTTCCTCATATATCTCTCTAAATTCTTCTATTGTAGGTACTACTACTACGCTTTGTTTATACATTGGTCGAATATACTCAATGTATGCGTGTTGTAATTGTGCTTCTGTATATAATATCATAGGTCGTCTACATCTTCTCCAGTTTTCATACTATTTGACATATCCTCTTTATCTTTAGGATTGATTTGTGATTGAGGTCCGATTTTAAGTGTTTCCCAATCAACAACACTACTAAAACTTTTCATAACATTACTACGCATCTTCGTACAGTTAAATGTCATACAGTTATCTTCCTGTTCCCACGTCTCTAGTGAGTAAGCGGCATCAGCAGCATCTAAAATACCTTTAGCAAATCTAGCCTCTCCACTAGCATCTGTCTGATATGGAGCAAAGACTAAAGTTTCATACTCTTGAGCATATAACTTTAGTTTTTTACTTACTTCTATTTGTTCTGTCCAATCGTATTGACCAGATCGACTTGGTGCATTGTGACGCTTAACTTGGTTCAAGTAATCAACTATTACAACTCCTATGTCAAGTTGGTTGACTTTCTTGTCAAGCTCTGACTGTATCTTGGAGAGAGTTAGTGCAGGGTCATAGATTACATCTATTTGCCTGTCTTTGTGAAGCTGTAGTTTTGTTAGCTTGTCATGAAATGCTTCAAAATCCTTTGTTTTCTCAAACTCGGGAAGCAATTCGTGCCCACCATCAAAACGTCCAGCCCACCAGCCAGCAACGAGTGACCACTCAGGACCGCTTAGCATTTTGCTACGCAATCTCTTAAGGGGTACTTTAGTTGCAACAGAGCATATTCTTTGTAGTATGGAACGACTATCCATTTCAATAGTGAAATAAATAGCAGACCTGCCACTTTCATATACATTAGCTGCTAGGTTACAACAGGTAACTGATTTACCTGAACCACGTCTGCCTCCCACAAGCACCAAATCTTTGGGAGAGAACTGAATTTCCGAATCATATTCAGAATTGAGTCCTAAAGGTAAATACCTAGATAGTTCTTTCTCGTCCTCAAATAGAGAGATTTTTTCCATACTCTCTGCTGGGGGTTTGACGTCTACCTGTTCACTTACCTTTAAAACTATTTCCTGTAATTGTTCTATGTTTTCTTCAGCTGTAGCCATTGCTACTGTATTATCTATATACCTATCCAATTGATCTAATATTTCTATCTGTGCATACTCGTTCTTTAGATAGTCAAGTAAAAGCCACGCGTCTACCTCGACATCTATTGATTCGATAGCGAATATTTTTTCTTGGAGTTTTCTGTCACGGACTTCGTAACGTAGATCCTCGAACTGAGGAAGGTCTTGGTATTGGTCTATGTGTTTGTCTATTATTTTAAAGACAGATTGAAAATCACCAGGTAGGTAATGTTCCTTGAGGTTTGCCCAAGTATCTAAATCTTTCTGCACTATAATTTGCTTTAGCAAAGCACTGGCAATATTCACACTAACTCTCCCAAGTATAAGATAAAAAAATGGGTAGGGACATAAGCCCCCACCCGACTAAAAGAAAGAGAGATTAACCTATTTCTTTTTTAGCAGCGCCGTTGTAGTCAGAACACTGTAAACCTCTTCTGGTCAACATTGTTTTAACTCCTCTAACTGTTTTGCCGATGTTGTCAGCGATTTCTTCAACTGTTAAGCCTTCGATATCGATGTCAGCTAAAACGTCAGCTTTGCTTGAGCCTTTTGTTTCTTTCTGCTTAGGAATTGCATTGATTTCACCACTTCTTAGTAATGATAATGCTTTACCTCTGATTGAATTTACAGACTTGTCTAATGCGTCAGCTATTTCTTCTACGAAAGAACCACCGTTAACCATTTCAACAAATGTACCTTCTTCTTCAGGAGTATACGTTCTCACAGTTTCTACTTTAGGAGCAGGTTTAACGTGTCCTGTTAACTCCATAGAAAGGATTTTTCCTTGAATTGACTTAGCTGAAAAAGCTCCGCCATCAAAGTGTGATGCAATCTCTGCATATGTGTAAGAGCCACTGTTATCATTTACGAATGCTGATAAAGTTGCTTCTTGTGCTTCTGAGAAAGACTTAGTCGCTGATGCAGAAGCTAGTTCTACGTCAAAGCCCATCTTTCTTAGTTTGCTAGAAACTGATCTTGTAGATGTTTCTAACTGCTCGGCTGCTTCCGCGACCATAGCTTGAGATATCGGGCTCTCATTG